TAACCACTATCGTGGTTGCATCCTTGGTGACGTCCTGAGCGAGCTCCCCAAGTCGTGCAGTGTTGGAAACTCTGCCCAAGAATCTATAGTTCGTATTGTCATCAGATATATAGACAGAGCATCCGCCCCATCTATCGCCTTTACCTTTTGCGCCTATCCAGAGCTCATCCCCTGTCTGAGTCAAGTCAGCGGGGGGCTGGATAATTAAAGGCGTGTCTGTGTCCGGCGGTTCTACGTTGTAGTCAACAAAAGGCCTGTCTACTTCGTTAACTGTATACTTTGCCGGTGTGACTGTTGTCGGTGGTCTGCTAACCGCCGTAAAAGTTGGTACACCGTTGCTGTCCTCGGTAACCGAGTTAATCATGACCAACTGCTTATCTAATCCGCATGTCGGGTCTGTGAGTGTCACTAAGTCGCCTACTTCTAAACGGCAGAAAGCCCAGTCTAATTTAAATGTATACAGATTCCGCCCATAGAGCACTCTGCGTGCCCACATTTCTGCAAGTCTTACCGCTCTAGAGGTCTTATACAGATAGTGCGCCTTTAAAGTACTAGCCTGACGGACTCCGTACGTCTGAATATCCGAGTTGACGGCATAGGATACGGTTTCTTTTTCATAACTGTTTTCGCGATTGATAAATTCCACAGGGAATTGATTATATACTTCCGAGCTGTCTTTTCGTTCAAAAGTTACAAGCGCGCCGTCACTGTTGAGCGGGATGAAGTTGTCAGCCGTTAAATCGTACATGACGGTCGTGTTAGGCGTCCAATTACCGCAAGGTCTATCCTCGAGAGGGACAATCTTAAAGCGGTTATTGCTCCAGAACATATAAGAATTGGTGCAAGTCATGATATCGTTGATGATTGACTGTGCGGACTGTGCCGATGTGTCATCCATAGGCGTAGAAATCAGCATATCGGCATTAGCGCAGTATTTCCTATAGTTACCCAGTCCATCGATTTCAACGTCAGTCAGACCAACTTTGTCCAGGACATAACGTATATAATCAGCCGGGTTTACATCGATTCCATCTCCGGTGCTGAGCAGTTTACCTTTCACTTCAAAGTTATAATTTGGAAAACTAGCAGAATCACCTAAGTCAAGCACACCGGCCATATAGGCAAGTCCGGCGTAGGATAACGCCTTATCGGGATGTTTGCCAGAAACATAAGCCCATGGGAGCTGGTCCTGCGTGCCTTTATATAAGGTAAGTCCCAAATCATCACTTGGATATCTATAGACGTCCTTGTCTTTCCAGATACGCCCAATACCGGAAATTTCACCCTCGCAGAGGCCAATTATCGAAGCAACTGTGTAAGTGTAAGTAATGTTGACCTGCTTAGACCTGCCGCCCTTGCCAGCTCTGTGAGTCTCTTTGTGTTCATGAGCAGTGAAATCATCATAATAAAGCACATTTCCCCCGATTCGTGTGGTTCCCAATATTTCAGGGACGGCGGAACCATATTCTGCGGTTGCAATGGTAAAATCACTAATTTTATTCGCCCTTGTAACTGTAGTTCTGCCTTTAAATAAGCTCATGGTTTTCCTCCTTTCTTTTCGTTAAAACGATAAATACCACGGAGTCTTGTCTTTCCGCGCGCATCCTTAAACATGACGTCGTTAATATCACTCAAAATAACACCCTGATTTATAACGGCGTGGCATATATGGCCATTACCTACATAGACTCCGCCGTGGCTGATACATCGCCCATACTGGTATAGCAAAAAGTCGCCAACTTGTAAGTCAGTGACTTTATCACACCATTTTTCTACGTAGCTTTTAAACCACTCATCAGAGTGACTCAAATGCCACATGTTACTATATGGCTTTACATGTATAAAGCCCTTAGGCATTAGGCCAGCGTCCTCTATGCTTGCTATAAGTAGCATCCCACAATCAACGCCCTTGCCTTTAACCTTAGCCTGGTTAATATGTGGCGTGCCTAACCACGTAAGCGAGGCCTTGGCTATTTTCTCTCCATCGCTCATAAAAGCACTTCCTTCAGTGGTATAAATGGCGCCACCAGCGTTGTCTTATCTGTGTCAGTAGACGAGATGATCGTATCATTTGAAACAACATATTGCCCTCTTGGGTAGTATTTCCTGATAGGGAAGTCCATATTTAGGCCTTGAGTATCTGACTTAACTTCAAGCTCAACATGGATTCCGCCTGCCTTTTTAACCTCAACATTCCCACCGAACAGGTTTATGGTTCCAATGATTACCCCATCTCGATTAAAAAAGGCACGTGTCAAATAAAGTCGTGCGCGGTCTAAAACACCATCGTGCGCAGATTTTATAAATGGTTTAGATGAGACTAAGTCATCTGCATCCGTATAAACCGCAACTGTCAGAGAGTCAACACTGACCTCACTTGTCTGCTCTATCTGCTTTCTGGTCATTATAAGAGAGTCGTGCTTGTAGATTTTGCCGTTGTAAGTCACATCCTTATCCGTGTCAGCGTAGCGGTACTCTGTACTATTGAGCAAGACTAAGCGGTATAAGTCACATGACATCAGGTTTCGTTCTGTACTTAAGTATGTTTCAAGGCTTTTCGTTATTTCCTTCATTCGACTGTCACCATCTTTACTGTAGCCGTGTTATTAACGTTGTTATATGTCTGTTCAACCTCTATTCCGTCACCACTAAGCATAACTTTCCAATAGTAGTCGTATTCAGCATTAACCACAGAAGAACTTGCAGGTGCACTATCAAACTTAATCAAACCGTCAGAAATCTTATAAGTGTTTTCAGACTGTAATACACCATCAACATACACCTTTACATTTTCTACGTAATGCGCCGGCTGTACGAAAGAACCACACATCATAACACATTGATAAATGCCAGGACTGACAGCAGGAAGTTCTATACTTCCCACGTGATTATCTTCTGGATCTAACCATAGGAAAGGGGTATAACTCCCCTTGCACTGGTTAACGAACCCCATGAGCTTGCGCCGTTCATCATCAGTAAGACCTACAAATTTACTGGAGATTGTCCATCGTGGATAAAAGCGATGCGTTAATGTCTTAACCCTGCCACTGCCAGCGGTCTGAACAGCCGTGTCCCACTTAACAGACTTACTTGACTTAAAAGCTATGTGAAATTTAGGAAATTTCCTCACTTACCACACCCCACTTTTCGTCTTAAAATCACGTACATCATCATACAAGGCTTGTCGGATTACTCTCTTCCCTTTGGCTTTTATAAAACCTCGGAATGAGTCTGCATCCATTGTACTGACGTTGATAACAACCGGATTGCCCAAGTTACGGCCACCAGAACCGTCATCAACACCTCCTACACTACCGCCAGAAGCAAACGCCGGATAAGCTCCGGAATTCAGGGCATCCAGCGTAGTACGGCCAATCTGAGCGGCCGCATCCGCGTTAATAACGTATTCTCCGTTGGACAGCAGTGCCGGAATGGAATCGCTGGTGCTGGTTCCCGGGCCTATGATAGCGCCGCCTTTTGCCTTCTTAAGCACAGACGCTCCGGTAGAAGCTATGTCCATCTGCCCCGCTACGATTGCACCTGCACCATAAGCGGTAAATGGCATGGCGGAAATCATGGTGGCTGCTGCTAATCTGGCCTGTGCGGCCGCCTTGGTCATAATGGCCGATGTCTGCGCCGCCGCGGACGCTGCTTCCGCCTTGTCTGCAGCATCATTCAGTGTGCGGATTATTCCGAGTGAACTAATCCACTTCTTAAGAGCTCCCTGAATGAGCTGCTGAAGAATCGTCTTAGCCAGATTGGAGAATACTTCGCTTAAGGATTTAGCCTGCATAATCCAGTTGGTGATTCCTTCCGCCAGCGTGTCCTGCATGGTTTGCGCCGTCTGCATCATTACGGTCTGCATATAGTCAGACCAGCTGGAAGCATTGAGCATCATCTGATCATGCATAATCTGGCGCTGTTCAAACAGTTCATTTTCATGAGCCAGAATGGAAGCATAGGACTGATTGGTGATTTCATCCTTCTGGTTCATGATTTCCACATAATCAGACAGAGATTCTGAGTTATTGGCCTTATCCTCTGCCTGTTTAGCCTGGTCTAATGTCCGGCGGTAGCTGGCTGCCTTCTGGATGGCTTCCTTCTGGATAGCCAGAATACTATTCTGCGCATCCTGTTCAATTCGTACCTTGTTGTCCGCTACATCCTTAGCGTTAGCCAGTGCTTCCGCCTTTTCTGTAGCGTATTTAGTTCGGAGTTCCTCCAGTTCACTGCGGGTATTATCCAGTTTCGCAGAAGACAATTCTTTATTATCTCCCGGCTTTTTCTGTAAATCCGCAATTTTCTGTTCGAGTTCAGCCTCCTTCTGCTTAAACTCCAGCGTTGCGGAGCCAGTATCGCTGTACTTTTTAGCTTCCTCTGTGGCCTGCTTTTCATATTCCTGAAACTCCCTGAGGCTGTCACCTATGTCTTTCGCCTTCTTATCAGCGTCATCCATAATCTTTTCAAGAGCTGACAGGTCTTTGGTATCAGCTGACGCTTTAATCTTGGCGTCAAGTTCTGTGCCCTTTCTGACACCGGAAAGCCCCTGCTTATACGCATTGGCAATCCCTGCACCTATCTGCGCAAGTACTTCCTTACGAAGCGGAA